TGCGGGCTTGGCAAGACGCCGATTCAACTTGTGTGGGCCGAGAACGTGGTCCGCAAAACCGGCAAGCCCGTGCTGATCGCGACGCCGCTCGCCGTGTCTCATCAAACCGTGACCGAGGCCGAGAAGTTCGGCATCCAGTGCCACCGCAGCGTGCGCTCGGGAATCGTCGTAACGAACTACGAACGGCTGCACCACTTCAACCCGCACGACTTCGCCGGCATGGTCGCCGATGAGTCGAGCATCCTGAAATCATTTGACGGCGCGATCAAGGCCGCCGTCACGGACTTCATGCGCAAGCTGCCCTACCGTCTGCTGTGCACCGCGACCGCGGCGCCGAACGACTACATCGAACTTGGCACGTCGAGCGAAGCATTGGGCGAGCTCGGCTACATGGACATGCTCAATCGTTTCTTCAAAAACGATCAGAACACGTCGAACCCGAATCGACTATGGGATGGCGCTGGCTGGCGCTTCAAGGGGCACGCCGAACAACCGTTCTGGCGCTGGGTATCGTCGTGGGCGCGGGCGTTACGCCGGCCGTCCGACCTTGGTTTCGACGATGCGCGTTTCGTCCTGCCGCCGCTCTCCGAGGTCGAGCATGTGGTCGAGGCGCGCACAACGGCGCCGGGGATGCTCTTCTCGTTGCCGGCGGTCGGCCTCAAAGAGCAGCGCGACGAGCGGCGCCGCACGATCGAGGAGCGCTGCGAAAAGGTGGCCGCGCTCGTCGACCACAAAGACCAGGCGCTCGTGTGGTGCCACCTAAATGCAGAGGGCGACCTGCTCGAGAAGCTGATACCCGGCGCGCGCCAGGTGAGCGGCGACGATAGCGACGAGGCGAAGGAAGAGGCATTCCTAGCGTTCGCGCGCGGAGATATTCGGGCGCTCGTGACCAAGCCAAAAATCGGCGCATGGGGGCTCAACTTCCAGCGCTGCGCGCACATCACGTTCTTTCCGTCGCACTCCTTTGAGCAGTATTACCAGGGCGTGCGCCGTTGCTGGCGCTTCGGGCAAAAGCAGCCGGTGCGCGTCGATGTGGTGACCACCGAAGGCGAGCGCGGCGTGCTCGCCAATCTCAAACGCAAGGCAGAGGCCGCCGACGCGATGTTCACCGCCCTAGTCGGCGAGATGAACAACGCTCTGCGCATTGATCGCGCAGGACCGCGCTCGGCCCAAAGGGAGGCGATTCCCTCATGGCTGTAATCGATCAGAAGGTCACCGAGCGTTACGCCGCCTATAACGGCGATTGCATCGAAGTAATGGGCGCGCTGCCCGATGCGAGTGTGTCGCTTTCCGTGTACTCCCCGCCCTTCGGCGGGCTTTATCACTACAGCTCGAGCGAGCGCGACCTCTCGAACTGCAAAGACTACGGGCAGTTCTTCGAACACTACGCCTTCGTGGTGCGCGAGCTCGTGCGCGTCACCATGCCGGGCCGCATGACGGCGGTGCATTGCATGGACGTGCCGAGCGGCAATAGCGGCTGCGACCACCTCATCGACTTCCCGGGCGACATCATCCGCCTGCACGAGCGCGAGGGCTTCCGTTTCATCGCGCGCTACGCAATATGGAAAGAGCCGCTCACGGTGCGCAATCGCACGATGGCGAAGAACCTCGCGCACAAAACCGTGGTCGACGATAGCTCACGCTGTAGCGTCGCCTCGGCCGATTACATGCTCGTCTTTCGGCGCAAGGGCGAGAACCAGGTGCCGATCGAGCACCCCGTCGGGCTACTCGACTACGCCGGCGAGCGGCGGCCGCCATCCGAAGTCCTGAAGTACCGCGGCTGGAAGGGCAATCAGATCGAAAACCGATACTCGCACTGGATATGGCGCCAGTACGCCTCGGCGTTTTGGGATGACGTGCGGCTAGAGCGCGTCCTGCCCTACAAGCCGGCGCGGGACGAGGAGGACGAAAAGCACATCCACCCGCTGCAGCTTGACGTAATCGACCGCACGCTAGTGCTGTGGTCGAACCCTGGCGAGACGCTGCTCACGCCATTCATGGGCGTGGGGTCCGAGGCGTATTGCGCCGTGCGCCACGGGCGCCGCGCCATCGGAATCGAACTCAAGCCGAGCTACTACCGGCAAGCCATTAAGAACCTCGATGCGGCGAACCTCGAGGCCGATCAGTTCTCGCTTGAGATGCCGGCAGCATGATCGAGCAGTCAATCATCGCCATCTGCGGACTCGCTTCGGTGTTTCTGTCGCAGGACCGGCGCGTCGCGTGGCAGCGCTGGGCCTGCATCTTCGGCATCGTCGCTCAACCCTTCTGGATGTACGCCTGCTGGAAGGCCGAGCAGTGGGGCATTTTCATCCTGTCGTTCGTCTATGCCGCCGGATGGGTGCGCGGCGTTTTCAACTTCTGGATCAGACCATGAGCGCAGTCGACGAGCTCGCCGCCGACAACGCGCGCGCTGCAAGCGCGAGGTTTTTTCTACGCGCAGGACGAGCAAAGGGTGAGAGGTGCGGCGACGAGTACACGCTGCCGCTTTTCCCGTTGACGTTGATTCTTGAGGCCGAAGGCCTTCTCGCCTCGGATGAGGAGTGCACATGAAACCCGACCGCCGCGAGCGCGAAGCACTGGCGCGCGCCCCGATTTCCGAGCGCCATCAGCGCTACGAAGCCGCAAAGCAGCAATGGATCGCAGAGCACCCCGAGGCGAGCGCGCAGGAGTACGACGCCGCCATGCGGCGCCTCGCCGACGAGTGCGGGGTGTAGGGACGGCAAGGTGAACTACCTGCGCGTGAAAAACTGGAGCGAGTTCCAGCATTACAGGGACCGCAATCCACCGTGGATAAAGCTGCACCGGACCCTGCTCGACGACTACGAATTCGCGCGCTTGCAGGATGCTAGCAAAGCGCACCTGATACTAATTTGGCTCTTCGCAAGCCAGCGAGACGGGCTCGTTCCTGACGACCCGAAGTTCCTAAAAATGAAGCTCGGTTTGGAGCGCGAGCCGAACCTTAAATGGTTTATTAATCATGGGCTACTGATACCGGAGCAAGTTGATAGCGCGGCGCTAGCAGACTGCGAGCAACTTGCGCCTAGAGGAGAGGAGAGGAGAGGAGATAGCGAAAACGTTATTTCCGGTCAGTTCGCGCGCTTTTGGAGTGCCTGGCCGAAGTCATCACGAAAGGCATCGCGTGGTGGTTGCTGGCGGGTTTGGCAGAAAGGCGGCTTCGACTCTGTAGCCGAGCAGATCATCGCGCACGTCGAGGCGATGAAGACCACCCCGGACTGGAAGAAGGAGGCCGGGGCCTACATCCCGGCGCCGCTGGTTTACCTCAATCAAAGGCGCTGGGAAGGCGCGGAAGTCGAATTGCCTGAAGAGCGGCGAAGGGTGGCGGTGTGAGCCTGGAAGCCGAAGAAATCGAAAACGCGCAGCGCTCGTGGGACCTGACGCGCGACGCGCCCCTGGTCGGCGTATCCCCGCAGGAGTTGCGCGAGCGCGCCGTGCGCCTTTGGGAAGCCGGGCTTCCGGCGGGCGACTCGACCGGCTGGCCGTCGGTCGATCGGCACTACACCGTCGTTCCCGGGCAGTTGACGATTCTCACCGGCTGGCCGGGCTCGGGTAAATCCGAGTGGCTCGATGCTTTGCTTCTTAACCTCGCGCGCGGCGGCTGGCGCTTCGCGATTTTTTCTCCCGAGAACCAGCCGGTCGAGCTGCACCTCGCGAAGTTCCTCGAGAAGTTCCACGGTAAACCGTTCGGCCGCGGCCCGACCGAGCGCATGACGATTGACGAAATGCGCGAGGGCCTCACCGAAATGGACGAGTGGTTTTCGTTCGTCGTGCCGAGCGTTTCAGCAGGCGAGCGGCAGACCTTCGGCGTCGGCGAAATTCTGGACGCATGCGAGGGGCATTTCAGGCTGAGCGGAATTTGGCGCTCGAAAGAGATGAAGAAGGGGCTCGTCATCGACCCGTGGAACGAGCTTGAGCACCTGCGGCCGCCGCAGCTATCCGAGACCGAATACATCTCGCAAGCGCTTTCCACAATTCGCGGCTGGGCGCGCAAAAACTGCGTGCACGTTTGGATCGTCGCGCATCCGCAAAAACTTCGCAGGGACGATGGCGGAAAGCTGCCGGTGCCGCGGCCCGATTCAATCTCGGGCTCGCAGCATTGGTGGAACAAGGCCGACAACGCGATCACGATTTGGCGCTCGCTTGACGATCCGTCGAATCAGGACGTCGAGGTGCACGTGCAAAAAATCCGCTTCAAGCACGTGGGTCGGCCTGGCCTCGTTGATCTTCTCTACGACCGCATCACGGGGCGCTATCACGCAAAGCCGCCGACGCTAAGGCGCGTTGGCCATGACGCATGAGAACCGTCGACGGCATCCCGCTCGCCATGCCCGCCGGCGTTTCCTGTCGCGTGTACTTCCGGCTGCGCGGGCAGCGGGTGGTCCTCGATGTTCCTGAGCCGGCCGACCCGTTCG